GAGGAACAGCCAAAACCTGACAAATCATCCAGTCAGGGCGTGAAAACTGCGGACTGAATCCCATAAACGACACATCCTCGTCGGAAATTCGCCGGAAAATCTTAATGACGACCTCGGGTGTCAAATGCATCGTCAGATTCTTTTTTGCTTCACCTTCAGCACCTTCGTCGGCTTCCGTATTTTCCCACTCCGCAATCAATGTCGCCATATCCTGTTTTTTGATTCGCTTCGGCTGAAGACATCCGCAACCATCATGTGTATCCTCGCCACAACGCTTAACTTTGCTACAATATTGAAAGACATTATTCCATCTCTGATCCGGCTTCATTTCCATAAACCTACTATTCGTTTCTTTGCTAATAAGAAGTTTACTACACTTTATACAAACGCAACTCAGAATTTTTCGAACGGTTGTCAGATATTGAATATAAAATACAGGTCGTGCCAATTCAATGTGACCAAAGTATCCCGGCGTCTGCATGTAGTCTAATCCGTCCGTGGGACAAATCATACCGGGTTCAAGTACACCCATCCGAGAATCAAATGGTCCACCGACCACTGGTCTGTTATTATCATATGTATTTCTGTCCGTAATATGAGCAACCGAAGACTTTCTGATTTCTTCCGGCGACATTATACTGAACTGAATTCCAATAACCGGAGATACATTCTGAACTGCTAATTTTGATTGACCTTTTTGAGAAAACATTTCCTTCTTATATTAATAGAATAATATTTAGATTGTTTATCAATTTTCTTAATTACAAAAATAATAATTAATTATAAATCTTAAATTAAATATCAAATAGAATCTTGTTATCGTTTTTTACTGTAACTTTTATACTTTAACTACCATACTTTATTTATCCAAATAGAAATACAAAACTCATTCTAAATATTGTTACATATTCACGTGTATTCATATTTTATTTATTTTATATTTATTTTTTAATATATATTAAATTGAAGCTATCTAAAAACATTAATCTATATATATACAACTCAACCCATTATTCCTCTCATGCCCATTATAACAAATAGTAAGAAAAATCCTAAAAAGGGAGAAAACAACAAGTCAAAGGATTTGAAAAAGGGAGATGAAAAAAACTATAAAAAAGGAAAAGATTCTGATAGCGAAGGTAATACTAGCAATGACAGTGAAATTGAAGTTGGAGATGAGGAACACGTTACATGTAGCAAGGAAAAATTTGATATGCACGAATATAGAAAAATGTTGGCTGATATGTTTCCATCCAAGTATATGAATAACCGTATCACGAAGCTTGAACAAGCAGCATCAGCAGGTGGAGGTGCAGGAGAAGTTGCTAAAACATCCAGAAACTCTGCTGCTACTGTCTCTTCGAATAAGAAATCAAATGATGTTGATGAAAATAAAAAGGTCACAAGGAGTGCTGCAAAGGCTGCATTGGAACAGGCGACAAAATCAAAAGAAAATAAGTCTACTAATGAAAAAGGTAAAAAAAAAGGTTCGCATAATCCTCCACCACCTCCCCAAGACGACGATGATACGTCGAGTACGAGCACAAACTGTTCGGACAGCGATAGTGAGACGGGCGACGACAAGTATTCGGCGGGGTTTGAGGAGTTTGCAAAAGAGCAGTTACAGAATGGTAAGTTCAATATTGTAATTAATTTAGTGAATGACAAAAAAGGTGACCGCGACGAAGATGACTCGGAATATGATTCGGAAGAAGAATGGGAATCCGACTATGACGATGACGATGACGATGATGAATATGATTCTTATGATGATTCCGATGAAGACTATGACGACGATGACGACGAAGAGGATGACCCCGATTATTATCCCGACGAGGATGAAGATGCTGTTAGTGGCGACATTAAGGGTTACAAGTATAATTCTAAGAAAACAAAACGAGCGGATAGTTCAAAAGATTCTAAATCCAAAGGTTCGCGAGAGACATCTACAGCATTAACTGGCGAGAGTGAGTCGCTGGAAACGATTCAAAAAATCAAGGCGCAAATGGAGGAAATTTTGAAACATAATAAAAGCGACAGTATTGCGCGCGAGACACTTGCAATCATGGTGAAAAAGGAGAAGGAATATAAGGATAGGGAGGAGAGAAAACTAAAGAGTCAGCAAAAGAAGTATGTGAGAACATTCAAAAAAATGCTGCGAAAAAAGAATTCGACAAATGATTTGAAATATTTTAAAGATAATTTGTCTACAGAGGAGCAAACGGCGGTGTTGAAGGAGCTGGAAGACTTGAATAAGTTGACGATTACGGACAAACCTTATCGTCTGTCGCTCCTGCAGTCGAATATCCCTCAAGCATTCAAGGCGATTGCACTGAAGAAGATTACGAATTTGCGCTATATGGAACCCGGTGCTGGCGAATACTATAAAATTAAAAACTGGGTCGACACGTTTATGCAGATACCGTTTGGAAAACATTGCAATCTTCCTCTCACGATTTCCGACGGAATTGAAAAGTGTCACGACTTTATGGAAACTGCAAAGTCTACCCTCGACAGTGCTGTATATGGTTTAAATGATGCAAAGATGCAGATTATGCAAATGTTGGGACAGTGGATTTCGAACCCTGCTGCTATGGGCACGGCGATTGCCATCAATGGTCCGATGGGTACGGGTAAATGTCATGCATTTGATACACCCATCCTGATGTATGACGGCTCGGTAAAAATGGTGCAAGATATTGTAGTAGGTGATAAAGTTATGGGAGATGATTCAAAATGTAGAAATGTAGTTTCGCTTGGTAGAGGCGAAGATGACATGTTTGATATTGTTCATGCAAATGGGGAAAAATATGGTGTAAATTCCGAACACATCATGTGTTTGAAGCAGTCGGGAATGAATTTTATAAAGAATGTAAAGACGAAGTCGGGTGAAACTAGATATAAAGTGTGTTACTTTGATAAGAATGACTATAAACAACACAGCAGACGTTTCGACAATATGGAAGATGCGACGAAATATTTAGACGAAATGAAACTGGAGCACGATTATATTGAAATTCCTGTAAAAACGTTACTAAAGTTGCCGAAATATATTCGCACAAATTTGAAGGGGTATAAACGTGGTGCGGAGTTCTCTAGCAAAACTGTACCCTTTGACCCTTACATTATTGGTGCTTGGTTGGGTGACGGTACTTCGAATAAATCCGAAATGTTGCTTGACAGAAAACATATTCCCGACGATTACAAAATCAATGACAGAAAAACGCGACTGGAACTTCTTGCTGGAATTATTGACACGGACGGTTCTTATTGTCATAAATCCAAGGGGTACGATGTTATTCAAAAAAACAAAGTTTTAGCAGATGATATATTGTTTGTAGCTAGGTCTCTTGGATTTTCGGCAAATATGAAAGAGTGTGAAAAGTCCTGCATGTATAAAAACGAAAAAAGGACGGGGACATATCATAGAATACATATATCGGGTGATAACTTGTCCGACATTCCGGTAAAGTGTCCTCGAAAAATGGCGATAAGTGAAAGAGTTATCAATAAGGATAGTATGGTTATGGGTATTACGATAGAACCGCGTGGATGGGGCAAATACTATGGATTCGAATTGGACAATAATCACAAATATTTATTGGGTGATTTTACAGTAACACATAATACGAGTCTCGTGAAGGAGGGAATCAGTAAGATTTTGAATCGCGAATTCGCGTTTATTCCACTAGGGGGTGCGACCGATAGTAGTTATTTGGAGGGACATTCGTATACGTATGAGGGAAGTACGTGGGGTAAAATCGTGGATATTTTGATACGTTCAAAGTCGATGAATCCGGTGATTTACTTTGATGAGTTGGATAAGATTAGCGAAACGCCAAAGGGCGAGGAGATTATCGGAATTTTGACACACTTGACGGATACAACACAGAATTCGCAGTTTCACGATAAGTATTTTGCGGAGATTGACTTTGACTTGAGCAAGTGTCTGTTTATCTTTAGTTACAATGACCCTCTTAAAGTGAATCCGATTTTGCTCGACCGTATGTATAAAATCAAGACGACGGGGTATCAAATAAAGGACAAGATTGTTATTGCAAAGCAGTATTTGATTCCCAAGATTCGCTACGAAGTGAATTTCAATGAAGGTGATATTATTATTCCTGATACAACGCTGAACTATATCATTGAGAATTATACGGATAAGGAGGATGGTGTTCGAAATCTGAAACGCTGTATTGAAATTGTATATAAAAAACTGAATTTGTATCGTCTAGTGAAGCCGGGAACGACTTTGTTCGAAAAAGAGAATACGTTGGTAGTAGAATTTCCATTTACCGTGACAAGCGATGTTATTAATAACCTTATCAAAAAGGATGAAAGTAGTCTAAATAGGGCACCATCTAATATGTATTTGTAATTCAAAAATTGTTTAGTAGTAGACTATAACGAATATATTATTTTATATTTTTATGAATATGAAATAATATTGTGAGTGGGAATATGAATCGGAATATGAATCGGAATATGAATGGGAATATGAATGGGAATATGAATATGTGTTTTTCTTTTTCCTAAAACTCGTTAAAGTAGGATGTTCTATTATTGGGGGCTGTATGATTTCCTCCACGCTGCGTGAGATACTGAAACTGTTTCTTTGACATGCAAGCGCATCCTGTACTGCTAGTGTATGTACTGGGGCAACAGGATGGGTTGAATTTTGTATCTTTAAAGAAAAATAATTGTCCATCAGGTAGAGGAATAGGAGGACCACTGTTGTACTGAAGACTATTGAGACGGTCTTCGGTTCCCATTCCTTTGGAATATTTTATTGCATCGGAAACCCAACTAGATAAGTTTACATCATCGCTCTCGTTATCTTCTATAGACTTCCATCCAAGAGGTTTCGAAACTTGAAAATTTTCTTTCGTAGGGGTAAAACCGGATTTACCTCCTGTAAGAGGAATAGCGGTTTGTAATGCTTCTGCGATTGAATTTGTTATAGCATCTCCGTTTGAATTTGACTCTAGTTGTTTTCCAAGATGTGCCAAACCCCCAGCAATGTCTCCAATTGCTGGAGTATTTAAATTGCTACCACCACTTTGTTCTTCCTCTTCTTTATCCTCTTTAGTACTTGCTTCTCCTCCGGTTGCTCCTTCTTTTTTGACTTCTTGATTCGACTCCATACCTTCTAGTAGTCCAAAATTTGTTCTGCATCCACATAAGGTAAACGAACCAATTAAAATACCAAGTACGATACAAATAGCAATTAGTGAAAATCTTGATTTAAATATATTTTTCATATTTCTTATACATAAATCTTAGATAAAAATAATTATTTATTGTATAATATTGTATTTATTGTATAATATTGTATTTTATTGTACAATATTGTATTTTGTTATATTTATTTCCTAAATAAATAATTATTTTGTTTTTGCAATAACAGAAGCTGTAAAAATGACTAAAACTAAAATCATAATCATAAATGCAACATATATTATGGTAAGTCCAACTGGGACCCATAAATAAAGTCCTGCTATAGGTATAGTAAAAATAACCGCCATAAGAAAAATATATACCCCCCATGCAAAATACATAACAGCGAACATGATTAGCAATATGATTGCCTCTCCGAACAAAATAACATAAAAAACAGACGCCGCTGCTTTGTATGCCGAAAAGAATACAAAAAAAATAACAGTTAAAATACCTTCTCCTTTATTCATCGTATCCTTAATTAAATTCACAAGTTTCGCTAATATTGATGAAAACGCTACTTGTTTTTCAGAAGTATTCTTGGTTTGGTTTTGAATAGCATTTCTTCTAAACCCTGATATTGCTCCCATTATATTCGTTGTAACACCAGTTAATATTTGTACACTTGCACTAATTAATATCGACGCAGCTTCGAGAGGCGCTAAGGCAACTTGTATGATATCTTTCAATATTACTTCGGAACACTCCGAAAAATTCTTTATTGTATATTCCATGTTACTCATGTCTTTGGGTTCCATAATCATACCGGCAAATGGCAAGTATTGGGGGCTGCATTTATTATTTGCCCAGTCTTTTTTAACGATTTCTTTATTATTTTGAATATTTAAATAAACGAAGTAAAAGAAAACAATTAGTATTGCAAATATCGTGAATATTACCGACCCTCCATATCTCTCTAAATATGACGATTTAACATATATTTCATTTATTTTTTTAAATATTGGTATTATTGGAGTTACTTGAGTTATGGGTGTTGCGGGCGTTATTGGTGTTGGTATAGCCGTTGAATCCATATATACTAAATATATAAATTAGTATTACTATATACATAACCTATAATAATTCATTTTTATCGTATAATGAATTATTATATCTCGAATATAAAAATATAGTTAAAAATTACATACTAAGATGGTAAAGCTCTCAATAATTTTCCTGGCAGCGCCTGCCATGTTGATTCGGCGGTAATACCGGACGCCTGTAATACAGAGAATGTGGTCATGTATATACCAGTAATCTTGCCTATCATATCCTTTATTTTGTTCACCATATATTGTAATATTACTCCCAAACTACCAAATACGTTAAATAAACCTGAAAAGTTGTTCATCACAGCATTTCGCAAGTATGCAAACATACCCATTGTATTACGATTATTCGTATTCGTTGTTTTTATATTTTCAGCGACAACGGCATTTGTATAGTTTGAAGGAGCCAAGAATGGTCCCATGAAGTCGGTTTGCATCGTCTGAATACAGTATGTAAAATTTTTCATAGTATCGTGTCCAAACATATTTGCGAAAGGCATTACTAAAGGACTACATCTGTATATTGGCCAGTTCTTCTCTATATTCTTTTTTCCTATTGCTAAAATATTTGCAATATATAAGCCTATAAATACTGCTATAATAAATATTGAATTTAATAAATCGCTGGTCTTCATATTAAAATATAATAATAATATATTATTTTACATTATTATATTTTACGTTTATATTGTGAATTTTATCTTATACGTTTTATTTTTTGCATTTACTGTTTACATGTAAATATATAAATGATAGTTTACCTTCGACCACTGCGTCGTCTATAAGACCTACTTTTACGCCCGATGCTTTTTTTATATCTTAATCTTCTATATTTTGTGTTTCTATGTCTTCGTCTACTTACTCCTCCACCCGAAAAATTTGATACAGCAACAGGATTCGCAACCGGAGGAATATTCGCATTTGCTGTCTGTGCATCTAGTAATCCACTTGTTAAACTTTTCAACGAATCTGTTTGAAAATCAGACGAACCACTAGGCATAGTAAGCTCGATTTTACCACCAGTAACTGCAGGTGTAATATTATTTCCACCTCTAAATATTCTCTTACCGTGTCGTTTCTTTTTATTATGTCTTCTTGTCTTTTTACTATTGCAACCTTTCATTACTTTTGTCACATTGTTGCGGTAGCGCCGTTTACCACCACCGCCAGACAAGTTACCATTTGCTACGGCTGACAAAGATTGTGTTGCTGCCATTCTATTCTCATAATTTACACCACCCGAGGTTACCGCTGGTATCGCAGGTAATGATAAATTTGGTGTTGTTATACCACCTTTGCTCATTTATATATATATGTTAGGTTCTATATACTCTATTTATATATTTATTTATTCTTTTTTTATTTTTTTATTTATTTTTTATTTATTCTTTTATTTATTCTTTGTTTATTTTTATCGGGTTTATTTTTATCGGGTTTATAAATCGCATTCGTTATAATTTAAAAATAAATCTATAGTACATAATATATAATACAGAGTATATAATACAGAGTATATAATATTTACATATAACTATGAATCCCCAAGAACGTTTACAGTTAGATAAACTAATACGCGCCAATGATGTAGCGGATAACACAAACAATATTCGCGAACTAAAACATAGTAAGCCTCTCTCTGATGACATTATGACTCTTCTTAAAATTAAGAAAGAGTATCAAAGATTGTCTAAAAGTAATCCTGTCCAGTTTGACAATATTTGTGTATCTAGATGCTCTTTTCTTTTTAATAACTATACTGACATTTTCAACAAAGTAAAAAAAGATGAAATCGACTTAAATATTCTTTTCCAGTTACTTCATATTCTTAAGCAAATTGAGGATGAAAAATTAGACCAGCATACCGGTTCATACGAAGTAGGTAAATTGCTAAAATCTATCTATATCGATAGTGCTATGAAAAAAGCCGACAATATAAATAAGGCACACGACCATTCCCACGGCAATGGAAATAAAGACCACGCGAAGCCACCAGTTGTGAAAAAGATTTCATGGTCGGAATTTAAAGCAAAAAATCCATCGCAAAATAATGCGCCCTCATCTTCGGTATAGCATTTTCATTATGCAACGCAACGCAACGTAATATTAATTATATTTTCTAAAATTGAAATAATTAATATTACACTTATAAATACATAAACATTTCCTTCTATAGCATATAACCTACTCTATAACAAACATCATATCATAACCCAGACACCATAATAATGTCTAAACGCTCAAAAATAAACGCACCTAGTACAACAACCCTCGTTATCGTAGAGTCGCCTGCAAAATGTAGCAAAATAGAATCATATCTCGGTCCCGGATATAAATGTATCGCAACATTCGGGCACTTCCGCACACTAGACGGTCTAAAATCAATTCATATGGATAACTTCACTCTCAAATTTTCATCTATGGACGAAAAATCAAAACAGATTTCCCGTATTAAAAGCGAAATAGAATCGTGTATGGGTAATGTAATTATTGCGACGGATGATGATCGCGAGGGGGAGGCGATTGGATGGCATGTGTGCGACATGTTCAAGTTGCCGGTTGCGACGACGCCTCGTATTATTTTCCATGAAATTACAAAGACGGCAATTGAACGCGCGGTGAGTACGCCCGGAACTTTGAATATGAACATGGTATATGCCCAGTTTGCCAGACAAATATTAGATTTATTAGTCGGATATCATATTTCCCCGCAGCTGTGGACACACATTGCATCCAGTGTTAAAAATAGTTTATCCGCAGGAAGGTGTCAGACGCCAGCGCTACGATTGGTCTTCGACAATCAAAAAGATATCGACTCCTCTCCGGGAAAAATGGTATATAATACTGTGGGGTATTTTACAAAACTGAATTTGCCTTTTAATCTTAGTCGTCAATACGAACTCCCTAAGGATGTGGAGGAATTTTTGGAAGAAAGTGTAAATCACGACCACGAGTTTACATTGTCGCCGCCGAAAAAGGTGTCGAAGGCGCCGCCATCTCCTTTTACGACGAGTGCATTACAACAGAAAGCGAGTAGTGAACATAACTATTCTCCGTCGGAGACGATGTCAATTTGTCAGAAGCTATATGAAGGTTCGTTGATTACGTATATGAGAACAGATTCGCGAACATATAGCCCGGAATTTATTGAGAGTGCCAAGAGATATATATGTGAAAATTGGAACGACAAATATATCAATCCGGATATACAGTATCTTGCTCTAGGGTTTGGGTCAAGCGCGGATAGTTCAACTACAGGAAAACAGGGTAAAACAGGAAAAGCGAATAAAGGTTCGAGGTCGGGGTCGGGGTCCGACGACAAAGGTGTTAAGGCACAGGAAGCACATGAGGCGATTCGCCCAACAAATATCTCTATACTGAAAATTCCGGATACATTTACACCACGGGAGCAAAAATTATATAAGCTCATATGGACGAATGCCGTTGAAAGCTGTATGTCGCATGCAACAGGTACCACGATTACCGCTCATTTAACTGCCCCCAAAAGCAACGAGTATAAATATACAACTGAACGAATCGATTTCCCTGGATGGAAAGCGGTAGACGGTTATGAAAAAGAAAATCCAAACTACAGTTATTTACTAAATATTAAAAAAAATTGTACGATTCCTTACAATAAAATTAAAGCTACTGTCACAATGAATGAACTTAAATCTCATTATACTGAGGCAAGTCTTATAAAATTACTAGAAGAGAAGGGTATCGGTCGTCCGTCGACGTTCGCATCCCTTATTGAAAAGATACAAAAAAGGGGATATGTGGAAAAGGGCGATGTAGTTGGTAAAAAGGTGAAATGTACGGATTTTGAGCTTCTACCCGATGAGTTGCTTGAAATGCCGACAGAGCGTGAATTTGGAAATGAACGAAATAAACTAATCATAAAACCGCTGGGTAGTATTGTGATAGAATTTATAATACAGCATTTTAACCCCTTATTTGAGTATAATTTTACGAAAAAAATGGAAGATGATTTAGATAAAGTGGCGAAGGGTGATATTTTATACACCGAAACATGCAAGTTTTGTTTAGAAAATATCAAGCAGCTAACCACCGCATTAAAAGATAAAAATATACAAAAAGACACCGTTACACTTGATGATAATCATGTATATATGGTGGGGAGTAAGGGTCCTGTAATTAAGCATACGACACTTGACGAAACTGGTAAAAAAAAGATAGAATATAAAAGTGTTAAGAAGGATATAGATGTAGCAAAACTGAAAAGGGGAGAGTATGAATTAGAGGATATAATAGATGAAAGGGGAAATATTGAGATGGGGGGAATCAAGCTCGGTATATACGAGGGGAATGAGATTCTATTAAAAAAAGGGAAATATGGTTTGTACTTTGTATGGGGTGAACAGAAGAAGTCTTTATCGGGGGTTTTCCCAAAGAGTAAAAATCCGAATACGATTATGTACCATGATATTGTTAAAATAATCGAAACATCACAATGCGGAGATGTGAATTGTAGTGGGGGTAGTGCGGATGGTACAAGTGAAACTATAGGAAGTAAAATAGCAATAAAGGGGATGATTAGAGTGTTAACAGATGAAATAAGTATAAGGAATGGAAAATATGGAGACTATATATTTTATAAAACGTCGTTGATGAAAAATCCGACATTTTTAAAAATTAAGGGATTTACAGAAGATTATAAAACATGTCCTGTTGAAAATATTATAGAATGGATAAATAAAACTTATAAATTATAAATAATTTGTTATTTATTATATATAGTATCATCATATATAAATATGGATTTGTTTTCTTCAGTTACAAATTTATTTACACCACTTACAAAACGTGCCGAACAGGTAGGTAATGAAAAACTAAAAACTGAAATAGATAGGTTACTAAGTGAAGTGATAAATATTATTACAGAATTATCAGAAAAAACAAAAAAAATAGAAGAGTTAAGAGAAAAATTAAAGTCAAGTTTAAACTCAAGTTCTGAGTCAAAATTACAACCAGAACCTGGTTCATCTGATGAAACTGAAGAAAATAAAGGATTTTTATCAACTTTTTTAGGTTCAAGTAAAGATGAAAATAATACACCTCAACAAACAAAACAACCACCTCCTGAACAACTAGAACAACCACCTCCGGAACAACTAGAACAACCACCTCCAGAACAACCACCTCCGGAACAACATGCACAACCAGAACAACCAGATGAACAATCACATGAAGAATCACATGAAGAATCACATGAAGAATCAGATGAAGAATCAGATGAAGAATCAGATGAAGAATCAGATGAAGAATCACATGAAGAGCAACTTTCATCGTCTGTCGCATCTCCTGCCGCATCGTCTGTCGCATCTCCTGCCGCATCGTCTGTCGCATCGCCCGTCGCATCGTCTGTCGCATCTCCTGCCGCATCGTCTGTCGCATCGCCCGTCGCATCTCCTGCCGCATCTCCTAGTGAAGTGTCTTTATCACAACAACCTACTGCAATAAACGAGACAAAAACATCAGTAGGAGGGAAAAAAGCAAAAAAAAC